TCATCTGCGGACGAGATTGATTACAGCACATCGGAAGTGCCCGAAGAACATAAGAGTTTCAATGTTCTGGAGTTAGAAAACGGACAGTATGCGGCATACCCCAACAATCGGATGCGGGTATATGACAACAGCTTGACCCCACAGAATCCAAAAATGCCTGACTTCAAGGTGTCTACTGAATACTACCAAGTTGAGAACGGTTTTTCGTACCGCTTGGGAGACACTGACGAGTATTTTTGGAAAACAAAGGATTAAACAATGGATTTAATAACGGTCGATTTTGAGACCTATTATTCCAAAGACTTCTCACTGAGTAAGATGACTACGGAGGAGTATGTTCGTAGTCCTTACTTCCAAGTGATTGGAGTTGGGGTAAAGGTCAATAACGGAGGCACCGAGTGGGCGAGTGGAACACATGAACAACTTAAAGAGTATCTCGATGAGTTCGATTGGGCTAACGCTATGGTTCTTGCCCATAACACTATGTTTGACGGTGCTATTCTTTCTTGGGTATTTGATGTCCATCCTCGCGTGTATGCTGATACTTTGTGTATGGGTCGCGCTATTCACGGCGTTGAAGTTGGGGGATCACTCAAAGCACTTGCTGAACGGTATAAGATTGGAGAAAAAGGAACCGAAGTAGTCAACGCAATGGGGCTACGACGAGAAGATTTTCCCGAAGATCAACTGGATCGATACGGCGACTACTGCGTCAACGATGTCGAGTTAACCTATAAGTTGTTTACCATTATGGGTAAGAACTTCCCGAAGCAAGAACTGAAGCTCATTGACTTGACGTTGCGTATGTTCATCGAGCCAATACTGGAGCTAGACCTTGGGCTACTTGAAGAACACCTTGAAGAAGTTAAAGACAGAAAGGAAAAGCTGTTAACAGAAGCAGGGGTGGACAAGGCTGACCTGATGAGTAATCCGAAGTTTGCGGAGCTACTCAAGTCGCAAGGCGTCGAACCGCCAACCAAGGTAAGTCCTACCACAGGTAAAGAAACATTCGCGTTTGCTAAATCTGATGAGGAGTTCAAAGCTCTGGCCGAACACGAGAGTGACACGGTGCAAGCTCTGGTCGCGGCGCGGCTAGGTACGAAATCCACACTAGAAGAAACAAGGACGCAACGGTTTATTGACATCGCGAAGCGTGGCACGTTGCCTGTACCCGTACGTTACTATGCGGCACACACCGGAAGGTGGGGTGGTGACGACAAGATAAATTTACAGAACCTACCAAGCCGAGGCCCGAACGCGAAGAAGCTAAAGAGTAGCATCGTGGCTCCTGATGGGCACATGATTATCGATGCCGATTCTGCTCAAATCGAAGCGCGTGTACTGGCGTGGCTTGCGGGGCAGGACGATCTAGTCGATGCCTTTGCCAAAGGAGAAGATGTTTACGTAAAGATGGCATCTAAAATATATGGTAAGCCCGAAGATCAGATCGAGAAGCAAGAACGGTTCGTTGGTAAGACTACGATTCTTGGTGCGGGGTACGGCATGGGTGCAGTCAAGTTCCAAGCACAGCTAAAGACGTTTGGGACAGACATGGACTTGGACGAAGCGCGGCGGGTTATCAATATCTATCGCCAAGCAAATGACAAGATCAGTCAGTTGTGGCGTAACGCGCAGAAGATGTTGGAGAACCTGTCACGTGGTGACGTGTATAACTTTGGGCGAGACGGAGTGCTTACCGTCGTACCTGCGGCCACAGCTATACAACTTCCCTCTAAGTTGTTAATGCGTTATGACGATCTAAAAGCAGAACAAACCGAACGTGGGTATCAATTCAACTACAAGACGCGACGAGGCCGAAACTACATTTACGGTGGAAAAGTTGTGGAAAATGTATGTCAGGCCATTGCACGTTGTATCATTGGCGAACAGATGTTGCGTATCGCTAAGAAATATAGTGTAGTGCTGACAGTACATGACTCAATCGCGTGTTGCGTACCTGAATCTGAGGTTGAAGAAGCACGTGGTTACATAGAACAGTGTATGCGGTGGACACCCGATTGGGCTGAAGGTCTACCGATTAACTGTGAGTCAGGCGTGGGTAAATCCTATGGGGAGTGTGAGTGATGGGTTGGATAGTTATTAATCCGGTTAACCAAACGTATGACGGTGTGTATACACACAGAAACTACGCCGATGAAGCGTGTACACACTGGCGAGAGGCTTGGGGAGAACCCATATGCTATGTACGTAAGTTTGACGGTAATGCTCGAAAAGAGTTGGAGCCGCATTATAAGTTTATGGCTGACGCCAAGTATAAGGAATGTAAATGAGTATCAAGCCGTGGTCGTTTAGTCGCATCAAATCATTTGAGCAGTGTCCAAAGAAGTTCTATCACCTGAAGATAGCTAAGGATTACAGCGAACCCGAAACTGATGCGATGCGCTACGGCACTGAAGCTCACCTCGCCGCTGAAGAATATGTACGAGATGGCAAACCCCTGCCAGAACGGTTCTGGTATATGAAAGCCGCTATCGATTCGTTGATCGCAAAGGAAGGCGAAAAGCTATGCGAATACGAAATGGGTCTGACGGAGAACCTTGAACCTTGCGGGTTCAAAGACAAGAACGTCTGGTACAGGGGTATTGCCGATTTAATTATTTTAAATCGCGCAGAAAAGAAGGCATGGATCATCGACTACAAGACAGGGAAGTCGGCGAAGTACGCTGACAAAGGCCAGTTGGAACTGATGGCTCTTGCAGTATTCAAACACTTTCCAGAGATAGAACGAGTCAACGCTGGGCTGTTGTTTACTGTGTGTAAACGTCTTATCACAGACAAGTACACCCGCGAAGAAGAGAGTATACTGTGGAGTAAGTGGCTAGCCGACTATCACCGAATGGAAGATGCGGCGAGCAACGATGTATGGAACGCGCACCCAAGCGGATTGTGCAAACGTCACTGTCCGATTACCGAGTGCCCACACAACGGGAGACACTGATGCCATACGTAAAGAAGAAACGCCCATACAAAAAAGAGTATGAGCAACAGAAGAAACGAGGCGAACACGATGATCGCATGGAGCGACAACGCGCCAGACGTAAAGTAGACAAGACAGGTAAAGACGCTAACAAAAACGGCAAAGCCGATAAGCGTGAGGGCAAGGACATTGCCCACAAAAAACCATTATCCCGTGGTGGTTCAAACAAAGACGGGTATACTGTGCAAAGCCGTAAGAGAAATCGTGCGGCGGGTGGGGCACTAAGCTCACCAAAGAAAAAATAAGTTATAACTTAGTTATAACAAAGCGAGTAGCGCATTACGGACACCGTTTTGCGCTCTCAACGTGTGTGTAGGAGAAAACACTTTGCAGATTGTTGACGACAAAGCATTGCTATTGAGACTGAAGAACCCGCAGAAGGTGACCACAATCATTCCCAAAAGCCGTGAGTTAGCAGATAACAAAGTGCTTGTAAATTGGGGAATGGATGAAGTGCAAGTATTAAGAAACTTAAACATATCAGTGCCGTCACCTATCGAGGGACGGTATAAGTGGACGGGCAAACACGCACCGTTTAAACATCAAAAGACCACAGCGTCGTTTCTAACACTCAACAAAAAATGCTTTTGCTTTAACGAACAGGGCACAGGTAAGACAGCAAGTGCTATCTGGGCGGCTGACTTCTTATTAAAGGAAGGCCGAGTGAACCGTGTGTTAGTCATCTGCCCGCTGTCGATTATGGATAGTGCATGGCGTAATGACTTGTTTACCTTTGCGATGCATCGAACGGTATCGGTGGCCTACGGCTCTGCCGCTAAACGCAAAGAGATCATCAACAGTGATTCTGATTTTGTCGTCATCAACTACGACGGAGTAGAGATCGTCGAAGACGTTATCGCCAATGGTGGATTCGACTGCATCATTGTGGACGAAGCTACACACTATAAGAATGTACAGACGAAACGATGGAAGTGCCTGAACAGATTAGTGGGGCCGAATACATGGTTGTGGATGATGACAGGTACTCCTGCCGCACAATCGCCACTCGACGCGTATGGGTTAGCTAAACTTGTTAATCCTACATCAGTGCCACGGTTCTTTAGTTCTTTCCGCGATCAGGTCATGTTCAAGATAACGAACTTTAAATGGATACCAAAAGACACCGCGACCGACACAGTGCATCGAGCTTTACAGCCCGCGATTCGGTTTACCAAAGACGAGTGTCTTGACCTACCAGAGATGACGTACGTTAAACGTGACGTTGAGATGACTCGACAACAGAAGAAATATTACGAAGACTTACGGAAACGTCTGGTGATTCAGGCCGCAGGGGAGCAGATAACAAGCACCAACGCCGCAGTCAACATGAACAAACTCCTACAAATATCTTCTGGTGCAATCTACACCGATAACGGTGACGCCCTAGAGTTTGACATCAAGCATCGTTATCAAGTGTTACGTGAGGTCATTGACGAGAGCAGTCAGAAGGTTCTGATATTCGCGCTGTTCAAACACGTCATTGACTTACTGTCTAACAAACTACGCCAAGACAATATAACGTGTGAAATCATACGTGGGGATGTCCCAGCACCACGTCGAACCGAGATATTCAAACAGTTCCAAGAGCAAGATGATCCACGAGTTCTGGTAATCCAACCACAATCTGCCGCGCACGGAGTCACATTGACAGCCGCAAACACGGTGGTCTGGTGGGGGCCGACTAGCTCACTTGAAACCTACGCGCAAGCTAACGCCCGCGTGCATCGATCAGGCCAAAGACACCCTTGTACCGTTGTACAACTACAAGGTTCTAACGTAGAAAAACACGTTTACAGGTTATTAGATAGAAGAATTGACGTTCACACAAAAATGATTGATCTTTACCAAGAAATACTTGACTAGATCACCAAACAACAATAAAGTGAACAATGTGAAGGAGAGGAGGATGTTATGTCAAACATACCTATTGAAAAACTGACGCGTGCCTACCTGAAAATCAGGACACACCGCGCTGAATTGAAGTCTAAGTTCACCGAAGAAGACGATGTTCTGAAACTTCAACAAGAGAAAATCAAACACGCATTGCTGAAGCACTGTGAAGACACAGGTGCCGAAAGCGTACGCACTTCTGAAGGGCTGTTCTACCGAACGGTAAAACAAAAGTATTGGACGAGCGATTGGGAATCGATGGGTAAGTTTGTTGTCGAAAACAACGTGCCCGAATTGTTTGCCAAGAGTTTGAACCAGACAAACGTAAAACAGTTCTTAGAGGAGAATCCAGAAAAGATGCCTAAAGGTCTTAACGTGGATTCTGAATATGTAATTTCCGTAAGGAAGTAAGGAGATAATCATGAGTAACGAACGCTTTGTTCCCATTGAGGAACTTGCAAAGCATTTTACTGTCTCAGTTTCTACGATTCGCTCGTGGGTAAGGCAGGGGCACATACCGCCCGACACCTACATTAAAGTGGGTAACACATACAGATTTTCTGTATCTTCAGTTGCCGATGCGTTAACCTCGGCAGAATCCGAACCACAAACCGATTCTACGGTCGCAGAAACACCCATACTCGATGAGACGTATGAGGATGTTGTTGAAGATGATCTTCAATTAAGCCTTGACCTAGATGATGACCTCTAAGGAGCGCGAAATGTCAGAACTATCTATCTTTGAAATGAGCAGTGATATAGCCACAAGTGAGCTATTCAAATCACTACAAAACACAAACGATAACTTATTAAGCGGTAGCGGCGGCGGTAGTCAAAATCGTCGAATTAGCATCAAAGGCGGTAAGTTCCGCATGATGGTGAACGGAGAGCAAGTCTCTGTCAGTAAAGACGATAAGATGAATGTCGTCATTGTCGATGCCGCACACCTCGCACGTACCTATTACGAGGGCGAGTACGATCCGAATAAAATTGCACCGCCGATGTGTTGGTCAAACGACACGCAAACTCCCGCGAAAGAAGTAGGGGATGGTAAGCAGTCTGATCGTTGCATGGATTGCAAGCAGAACATCAAAGGTTCTGGTCAAGGTAATTCACGTGCGTGTCGCTACTCACAACGTCTCGCAGTCGTTATCGAAGGTGAACTTGATAAGGTGTATCAGTTGCAGTTGCCTGCTACATCTATCTTTGGTGACCCAAAAGAAAACGGCGGTAAGATGATGCTTCAAGCATATGCCAAATACTTACAAGCACATAACACCCCTGCTGTCGCTATTGTCACTGAAATGTCTTTTGACGAAAACAGTGAAGTGCCGAAGCTGTCATTCAAACCGATTCGTCCATTGGAAGAAGCTGAGTTGAAGACTGTCGTTGAGATGAAAGATCATCCTGACACACAGAAAGCTATCACCATGACAGTCGCACAGACAGACGGCGTGATTGCAAGTTCAGAAGCACCGAAGGCTTTGTTCGCCGATGCACCCGCAAAGGAAGAAGTTAAGGCCGAAGAAGCTGTTGAAGAACCGAAGAAGGTTGTGAAGAAATCTACTCCCGCACCGAAAGAAGCTGACGAAGATTTGAGTTCTATCGTCGATTCTTGGGACGACTAAAACTATAAAATCGTGCGGTAAGGTACGTCCTGCCGCACTTGGTGTGGAGTGGTTATGGATACCAGAAGATTCTTAGAGACTACGCTCGCGAGTGAGGGTTTCTATTGCGTCTTTGCGGCCAATAACAAAACTGGACGGAAGATTCAGAAGTTCTACAAGTCATCGTATGATGCGATGCTTGCCGCGAAGAAGCTAGATGAGAACGGGTTTGACGCGTACTTTGCGCTCGCCACGTTCAATGAAGATAACTCACGTAAAGTTGAT